AAATTTCTATTAGTTATACTATAAAACAAATCCGTGCTTGTTGTGTTTTCATTAACTACAACTTCAAAATATCCGTCGAAACTTGTAATCGAAACAATCATTCCGTCCGGATCGCTTCCAACAACCCAATCCAAAACCTCGTTTGCAACATAATCAAAACGAATTGTTTGCGCCTGGTTGTCAATTGTTCGTCCTCCAAAATTCGGAAACGTAATTGTTCTAAAATCTTGAATCAATTCCATTGAAACCTCGAACGTTGTCAAGTCAGTTGTAAACTGATTAATAATATATCTTTTGTCACGAATTACAATTCTATCATTCAATTTCAAGTCAAGCAATTCATTGTAAGGCAAACGCATTTTAACCTTAACCATTCGCGATTTCAACGAATATAAATTAATTAAATAGTTATAATAATAATCGTTAAATAATGAATTTGGAATTGAGTTTAAAAAATACGACGAAATTTCTTGACCGAAATTCAAAGAATGAATTTGACCGCTATACGAAACGTCTTGTCCGAAAACATTATATTTTCCGATTGTCGTTGTTCCGGTCCCAGTATTAAAATAAAAACCGTGATCCAAAGTTTCGTTTTGCAATTTGTATAAAATCACCGGTTTGGTAATATAAGGCGCAAATTTTTTGTCGACTGAATAAGCAACTTGCAAATTGTTGTCCGTGAATCTATTAAACAACAAAGTTTCAAACGGCAATTTTATTGTGAAATCACTTCCGTCAATATTAAAGTTATAGGTTAAATTTCCATACTCTCGCCCGGCATTATCATAAAACGCACGATTCATAAATGATTCCGATTTCTCAAATTGAAAGTTTATTTTCTTGTATGCCTTAATCCTTTCAAAATCCAAATCCGTGATTGTGTATTCGGTGAAATTTTTAATTTGGCCCTGGTAATACCAATTCTCAAGTTGTTCGAAAGTATAATCTTTTTCGTTGTCACTGAATGCCGTCAAATTAAACATTTTTAAAATTCCGCTTACAAAGTCAGCGACTTTCATATCGGGAACGTATTTTGTCAAATCTAATTGTCCGCCGGTTGTTCCACTTACTCCGAAATTTGTGTAATGTGTTTCATAACTTCCGAATCCGTCCCAAACGTCATAAGAACAATAAAGATTTCCCGAATAAGTCACCGGAACACTCGTTTGAATTGTCATATAGTACGGACCGGCTCCCAATCCGTTTAGATTTTCTTCGGCAATTACATTGATATCAATATTTGTTCCGGTGCCGTTCATTGTAAAGTACAATTGATTGTTTTTATAAAAATTTACAATCCAATTGCAAGACGAAGTCAAGGAAATAAACATTTGACAAAATGGATTGAAAAATGTAGGATCTAAAAATGAAACATATTCGTCCGTATCAAAATCAACACCAATATATCCACCTCCAAAAGCCTCGGTTAATATTCCAGTAATATCAACTTTGACCGGTTGCGACAATTGCGAAAACACTTCTTTGTTTTTCAACCATAAAAATGCATTGTCAAATCGTGATTGACTTAAAAAGTTTCCGTTGAATGTAACATTGTATTTTGACTCAATTGCGTCAAATATTCGAGCAACTTTTAAAGCCGGTGCAAGTTCGTTGTAAATTATTGGTGTTGCCGAATTTGAAATGTCGTCCGCACCGCCACCGCCATATTGCCAAACTCGTTTTGAACTAATCAAAGGAAACATTAAATTATCGTCCGCAGTTGATTCAATTAATGCACCAACATTTGGTCCGGAATAATCAATTGTATACGTGTTTAATTCTTGAATATCCGAAAGTTTGTCTTCGCCGAATTTGTCCGTTAATGACAATAAATTTCCGTAAAATGTAATTTTGTAATTTTCAATTTTGTTTTCTTTAATCGAGGCGCTTTCTAATTGCCAACGACCAACACGAAACACACGCGAATCAATTTCAATAAATCCATTGTATCTAATTAATTGATTGAATCCATTGTCAAGTGCGTTTTCGTACCAATGACGAAAAAGTTTGTTATTATTTTTTGACGCTGGTATTGTGAAACTTTGCGAATAATCAGTGAAAACTTTTGAAATGTCATTGATATTTTGAATTGACGAAGTAACCGAAATTTTTTCGTCGGAAAATAAATCAATTTTCTTTGCAACGTTGTTCGTTACAAATTGTTGCGCCAATGTTTGGTCCGCAGTTATTGAAGTAGAATCCGAAGTGAAATTTGTTGTGTCGCAAGTCAAAGCCGAATTCGAATTCGAAACTTCGTCAACATATATGTAAAGGTTTACATTCATTAAATTACGTCGTTTATTAAGTTATAATTATACTCAAAATTGATTGTATAATTTATATTTTTATCTTTTAAATGCGTTTTTATATCCGTGCTTTGACTTTTACAAATCACCGGAACGTTGTCAAGCAATATCGTTTCCGAAACCATTAAATCTTGAATCAATTCAAAATGTGATTCGTCAATCCAACCGGTGTTGCAAGTTATTTTTTGCGTTCCGCTAAAATTAAAGTTTTTGTTTGCTCCGACATACGTGTTGTAATTCCAACTTTGTGGCATTAAATTAAACGAACTCGATTTCACTTCAATAGATTGTTGATTCGCTTTGAAAAATGTCAAAAACGACCAACCTCCAGAACGATTAATGAACGCGCAATTCAAAGGTGTATATTTCGCCTCGCAAATTGTTTCAACGTCAAACGTGAATAGTGTCACATAAGTAAATCCCGGATCCAAATCAATTTTTTGTTCTAAAATATAACTTCCTAATGCTGAATATTTAAATCTATAAAGTTTTGATTCTGTAACAACTAAATTTGTATAACCTAACGGCGGAGCAAAATATCTATATTCGCCAACCTCTAAATAAATATTTACATAATTCGAAGAAACTTCGTCTTTGTAAATTTTTAAATTTTGATTGAACAACGGAACAAAAATTGAAGTTGAATTTTGATTTGCACCTCCTAAAAAATTGGTGTAACCCTCAAAGCAAACAAATGTTTCCTCGTCAATTAAATTAAACGTGTTCGTGTCGTCTTTGTAGTATCTTTTTACTTTTGCAAAACAATAGTTTTCCGGTGATTCGGTTGAAATTGCACTTGAACTAAAAACCGGTTTTATAATTGAAATATATTCACGAATTGCGTTTGATATATTGTAAACGTTTTCCGTTTGCATTGCCGAAACAATATCCTTTGTAAATGTATAACTTGGATCGCTCGGCTCGACGCTTCCTAAATTCCAAACAAATAATTCGATTCGACTTCCGATTTGTCCCGCCTCATCAATTGCAATTGTATAAGGTGAACGTACAAATATTTTTTTCATTTATTGTATTTCTTTTATTAAAAATTTATCAAAGTCCTTGCCGTATGATTCCAATAATTCGTCCGGCAAATTTTTAAATCCGTCCTCGAATGGTTTACTAAAAAAATGCGTTGATTTTATACCGCGATTATATATCGAACGTGATATCATTGAAACCATTTGTTTACGATTAATAAATCGCCCTTGCTTGTCACGAACATTCGTCAATCCTTTGCGAATTACCCACTTGTCAATTGCACTCCGTAAACCTCCCTTTTTTCCTTTTCCACTTCCAAATTGAAAATCAGAATCTGGAGCCAATGCACTTGATTTTTTACCCTTAACACCTTGGTCAACATATTTCCAATAGTCCTCGGCGTAAAAATCAAACTCGATTGAATTCGGATTGACTTTGAATTCGTAATCAAGGGAATTTATTAATTTTCCCGAAGAAATATAACTTCCGTATTTTCCTCCGGCTTTTAAATTCGACTTTGCTCGTTCAATTACATAATTGCCAAACTCTTCGAACGTCTTTTGAACTTCTTGTTGTTCCATTAATCGCAAACAATTACTTCGTTCTTAATTCCAAGCGTCAATGTAACTTGCCACCCGTCCAACTGATTTGAAAATTGTAACAACATAGGAGCCAAACTCGGCTCGTTTAACAACTCAACGTCATAGTCATTGTATTGCAATTTTAGTTTCGTGATTAAATGATTCAAAATTGCGTGGCAAGTGTTAAGGTTGTCAAGTTCGTTGTCATTGCCCAAAAATTTGTCACGAACATTCACTTTTGAAACGTTGCGAATATCCAACGAAGTGATTTCAAAATCAAATGTCACATATCCGTTAAGAATTTGCGATTGCGTAACATTTAAATGAACAAGCGGATATATATTTTTTTTATCAATATCAATCAAATCCGGTGTGCCGTGTGTTATTGTATTAACGAGCGGATTCGAATCAATCGTCGTTTTTAAAAATTCTATTATTTTATAAAATTCATTCATTCGTTTTGAATTTATTATTTATTTGTTTCGCTTGTTCTTCGTCTTGTTCTTTTAGATACAACAAAAAGGTAAGCGCAAAATGTATGTTTGCATTTTCTGCTCGTTCAATGTCAAAGAAATTTCCTCTCGCAATTTTGACAATTGAAGCATACCAACCCCAGCGTTGGCCAAAATTGTTTCCGCCTCCAAACTCTTGTTCGTCCTCAATATGTTGTCCGAATAATCCAATATATTGTTCATTAATTCGATTTTTAAAGTCCAAAAAAAAAGCAACGCACCAACAACGCAATCCATTGTAATTTCGGAAAACTCCTCGGCAAATTTGTCGCCTTGGAATCCCTCAATTTCATAATACTTACCGACTTGCTTTGTTATTGGTCGGTACATTGCCGACATTAATTTCGTCCAATTGTCCTCGTTTCCTAAATGCGTGTCAATGTATGCAAATGTCCCGATTGACTCTTCGTCAAAGTTCGGAACGAATCCGAATTTTTTCCCGTTCAATTTGAACGTATGAACTAAAGACGGCTTTTGTTTTAACACCTCGGAAATTTGTTCAACTATTTCCGCAAAATCGTGCGCCGGTATTTTCATAACCTCGTCAATCTTTAATTTGCAAAAGATTGAAACCATTTGAATAGCAATAAATGTTTCGTCGTCCTGGTTGTCTTGTAATACCTTTGAATATCTTAAATACTGATTCAATTTAATTTCGGACAAATCGGTCGGAATTGTAATTCTCATAAATATATCATTTAATAATATAACAACTAAAACCAATTTTGTTTGCTTTTTTATTACCTTATTTAGAATCATTCTAAATAAGCATTCTTTTATTATATTATATTCTTATTTAAATTGATTCCTCGCGTAAAGGAAATATATAAAAAGAGTAAAAATGTAAACGTTTTTGCTTACATATACAAAAAAGCGTGACGCAAATCTTTAAAAGTATGTTAATAAAAGACGCAAATTGTTAAAAACAGACGCAAACGAAATTTTGCGTCACGCTTTTTTGTCTATTTTTTGACTTGTAAAGTATTGACATTAAACAAATTATAAAATTAATAAAGTTTATATTAGACGGAAAGACGCAAAATTTTCATTTTTTTGGGGGGAGTGTGTTTTTTTTTCAGTAGTAAAGCGTATATAGAGGGAATCGTCTTTGTGTCATCGTCACGCAAAAAAAAACACCCACTTAAAAAGTGAGTGCCTTTCGTATTAACCAAACAATTGTGCTATGAAAACGAGTGCAATATAATAATAATTTATGAAACGCGAAACTTTTTATTTATAATTTTAAAATGACTCATTGCAAAGTAACGCAAAGCGTCGATTGCGTGATTCATTTCGTCAATTGGTTTATTTAGGCGTTTTCCGGTCTTATCAGTGTCCCAACTATACGAACGTAACTCCTTAATCAAATTCGTGCTTGATTTCGTAATTAAAATGTCTTTTTCTTGTAGGATTGCAATTCCGTATGAAATTGAATCTTTTCCCTTTGTCACCGGTTTGATATTGAATCCGGCCCGTCTTATTTCCTCGATTGTTTTCGGCTCGGCTGAATCGGCGTAAATTGGGAATCTTTTATCCTGGTCCATTCTTCGAATAATATCCGAATTCAAAAGTCCGGTCGTGTAAATCTTTTCGTCAACAATTATTTGGTTGTTGAATTCGTAAACCGAAACGAATGCCGTCGGATCATTAGTGAAACCAAAGTCAAGTCCAAAACCTAACAAATTGGCTTCGCTTGGAATGTTGTCAATGATTTTCCAATTTGAAAAAATAACACCCTCCAGGGAGCCAATTTTTCCAAGTCCATAAACTTGCCACCAATTCGCCCAATACGAAGACGTCTTCGCTTTTTCTTTTGCCTTTTCAATTTCCCGAACGATTGCCGGGTCAAGTGCCTCGTTGTCCTTGTACGTCAAAATAACAAAGTCCGAATCAATATCGTTGATTAATTCAGTATGTACCCAAAACTCCGACGTTGGATTGTAATCTAAATAAATAAACTTTTTCGTTCGAACTGCTAATTGTTGATAGGATTCAAAGTCAATATTGTTGCACTCGTTTACAAATAAAATGTCACGCCTCGCACCTCGCAATTTGTCCGGTTGGTCAACTGAAAAGAATTCAATAAAACTCCCGTTGTTGAATCTATATTTCAAATCGGACTTATTGAAATTTTGGTCCTTGTACAAATCGCAAAGAATCATAATTTTTTGAAAGTCCTTTATTGCACCTCTTTTCAAATGCGGAATTGATTCCGAAACAATCGAAATTTCCGACATTGGATTTTGAATTGCGTAAGATATAAGCAAAGGAATTATCGAAAAGGTTTTCGAACTTGACGTTCCTCCCTGGACGATTCGAATTCGTTTGCGAAGTTTTGCGATTTTACTTTGTGCCGTCGTCTGTTGAAATGACATCGAGTTCTAATTGTTTAAAGATTGGTTTTTCAATATTAAAGTTCACTTCGGATTCAACCTTTTTCGGAATGAAATATTGCGCATACTTTGCGAACAAATCCAAATACTTCGCCGG